ACCTCTACGTTGCTGACCGTTGCCTCTGGACAGGATTTTGGTACGAGCCTTGTCCCCTCTGCTGTGGGTAACGCCACCAAGGTGTTTGACGTTGACTCTGCTAGCACTGACACTTCGATCTCAGGTGCTTATATCGATGAGATCTGGTTGACGTATTCCAAGCGTACGATTGAGTTCATCGACGCTAAATCTGCCACCACTGGAACTTACTCAGCTAATGGCACCACAATTACTGTCACGATTACTGCAGGGCACAATCTCCAGGTCGGGCAGAAGGTTTACTTGGACATTACGAGCCGTAGCTCGGGTACGGATCCGATTGACCAAGAGATCACAGTAAGTGCTGTTACCTCGACTACCTTTGAGGGTACGATCCCTAGCATTTCAGGCACGATCACTGGTAACGTCAGCGCTTATCTACCGACTGACATCTGCTTCTACCTTGTTAACGTCGGCACGGTCAGCAACACGAATCAGTTCTTCCCTGTGTTCACTGCAAGTGTCCCTTCGACCTACGAGAACCTCAGCTACAGCCTGACGCTGAATCGCGACCTTCCTTTGATCAACCACCCTGTGGTCCAGGCTGGTGCCAACTTTGATAGTGCGAATAGCCAGATCGCACCGAAGCAACGCGGACTGATGCTCAGGCGTGGCCAGGCTTTGTATGCAGCTGTGAGTGGTTCTACGGCTCTGACCAACGGTTTCTACGTCGGCGTTCAAGGCGGCTTCTATTGATTTAAGGTTATGCCATTCGAAGTTGGTGGGTTTGGTTCTTCAAGCCAAAGCTTTGATGGCAAGTACGCAAAGAAGTTTGAGAAACAGACAAACTTTAAGCCGAACACAGATATAAAATTTAAATCAAGGCTGTACGATTTTCAGCCTGATAATGAAGAGTACGATAGCGAGACCAAGTTCTACAACAGGGACTCACTCTGGTCACGTTGGCGGCGTGGATACGATCTTTACAGCATTACCCAGACATACATGGGTACGAGTTCTAAAGATCGTAATACCCGTGGCGACTTCAGAATGTATGTAGCATTCCAGCAGTTCCCTGGAGTGTTCATTCCTGCCCGTGTTTTCACCTTTCCGAGCTCTACGCCTGAGATGGGAACGCAAATGGTGGGGATTCGTGACGCCAATAGCTTTAGTTTCTATAACTTTGGTCTTCCAATTACTGCCGTACGCTATTTGACGGGTGAAGTTTCAGGCACATACTCGCAATCGGGAACGACTGTAACGGTTACTTCGAACGACCATGGTCTGGAAACGGGTGATGATGTCTTTTTAGATTTCACAACCGGTTCAGGTGTTGATGCGACGCTTGCAATTACTGGAACTACGCAAAATACATTCACCTGTACCGCTGCGGCATCTGTTACGACAAGTGGAAACGTTGTTTACCGCAAAGAAACTACTTTTAGTGACCTTAATTGGGAGCAAATGCGTGTTCAAATACGTTTTATCCCTACACCCGTCAACTTTTTTGCCGGCGAGCGTCTTGCTGACCGTGTAATCGAGCGTGATCCTGGCATCTTTTCGACTTATTCCCAGTCACTAACCACAATTACGGTCAACTGTACGGCCGCACACGGGCTGGCAACAGGTAATGAAGTTCTTTTGGTGTTTACATCAGGGACTGCGATACCTGGTCTATACGATGTGACTGTTACTAGCGCAACTCAGTTCACTGTGACTTCAGTTGCGGCGGGCACCACGGCTGGGGCAGCTGTCGTTAACAGAAGAATCCGTGGTTATGACTACGAAGACTACGTAGGTTACACAGTCACGGGTACGGACAAAGATACAAATGAGATTTTATTTCAGCGCGACGATAGCTATGGCGAAAAGGTTATCGACAATAAACCCACGACGGTCACTCCAGCGCATCGCGGATTCACAGTTGACAGATATCTGACGACTGAGGTCCGTTACCAGTGTAGTTGTCAAGACTTCATGCGTCGTGACAACTTTAATCTCTATTCGGAGGCGCAGAAACGTAAGTTCCCTGTCACTCAACTGAGCAGTGTTAAGCCAGGACAGCGAATCGACCGCGAAGGCGATCTAACTGACACCCGTGATGATGTTGGTGTTTACAGTGACTTTGGATATGTAGCTGTAAATAACTTCTACAACCTTCCGACGTATGAGGACGGCAGTGAGTTCTCATATCCGAACCTCATGTACTACCAAACGCGGTGGTGCAAGCATATTTATGCTGCGATGTGGTCAATTGTCCACGATGAAGGCAATGAACCCATTAATTTATCGGCTCTTTACAGTCAAGACGGTGGCCCAAACATCACAGTGACAGCCACGGACCATCGTCTCGGTGTAAATACAAGAATTCGGCTTGATTTTACGAGCGGAAGTGCAATTGATGGTGAATATACGGTCTCAGAAGTTGTAGATAAAGATAATTTCAAGATTGTTTATCCTTTCAGCAACACAACTCTCGGCTATTGCGTGGTTAGAAACCTTAAAAACCATGAATATGTAGGCAGTTGGTTGCTTGAGCCTAATGATCAGCCTCTAGGTGTGGCTTTAGAGCGTTTTTACGACAAGCTTGAGAAGGAAAACGACCGAATCCGTATGCAGGCTGAAAGAATGTCGATGATGAGCTACGGAATGCCGTGGTCTGGTGCAAAAGAAATTAGCGGCGACCGCAACCAGCCGACTCAGGTAGGAAATTTTGACGATAATTTAGTCAGCATGATGATGACCGACACTATTCGTCGGAATGAAGCAGGCGAAGTGGATAGAAGCGGCAAAACAGTGAATTCGACGATGAATATGCTGCAAATGATGAATAAATTGTTCAATATTGATCCAGATATCATTCAGGACACCAAAATCGGCATGCTGGATCAGCCTCTGACTGATTACACCAGCGATTTCCAGTTTGGTGAGATCGACGGAGGTACTTATGTCAACGGTACGCCTGTTTCAGTTGGCACTTCAAGTGAACTAGACTGTCGAACATATTCTCCCTTCTTAGCTCAACCAATCTTGGTTGATTCTGGCCTCTATATCAATAATTAATCATGACGATCCAGATCTTGAGCCGTCGATCAAAAGTTTTACATGATCGTCCCACACCAGCACGAATCGGTGAGGCAGAGCTCTGCATCAACTTCAATGCGGGCGATCCTGGGCTTTATTTCAAGGATGATACGGCTGCACCATCTACCGGCCTCATCAAAGCAGGCCCGACCTTTGTAGGCTCCAGCCAGCCCAACACCCCTTCTGCAGGATTCGGTTCCTTCTGTAAAGGAGAGAATTGGCTCGACACCTCGAGCACCCATATTCTTAAGATCCACGACGGTAGTGCTTTCCAGATTCCAAAAGCAGTGGCGTCTGTCAGCTCAGGTAAGCCGACGAGTCCCGAGGACGGTCAGCTCCACTACGACACTGCGATTCCTGGACTGTTTATTTGGAACGGTTCAGCCTGGACAGCAATCTAAGACTTCAAAAGGTGGTCGAGAATTCGATCAAGTTTATTGTGAACAGCTTCCATCTCACGTAGAAAGTCCTCTTTCAATACGTACTCTCTCGCGAGTCGATCGTGGAGCATATCAATGTCGTCTTCTATTCTCTCAAAGCGGCGATCTAGTTTTTTGCTGAACCCATTAAGAGCACGCGAAAGACCGGTAAATGCACCGATACCTCCAGTAATTGCAGCTGTAATTATTTCTGGAGTCACGGCATAAATCCCATCTCTTTATTCTAAAGGGTTCAACAATTTAGAATAATGAAAAAGTATATGGTCATATGGCAGTTGCCTACGAGCCCAATATAGAAGGAGCTCTACAGGTACTTGTTGACCTGATGACTGGACATGGTTTCACGATGACTCGAGCACCTTATGCGCCGAACTACCGTGGCCTCGTCGACGCGCTGATTGATCTTAAAGACGGTTTCCCAACTTTTGTTCCTTTCAGGGTCGGCTTTGATGCTACAACTTTTGAAGCAGTCGATCAGGGTGACGCTCTCTATATGCGTCAGAGCGACGGACAGGTAGGTAAAGCTATTGCAAACGACACTCTTGATAAGGCCTATGTAGTCGGGATTGCAGACACAACCAAAGCTTCAGGTGAGGAAGTTAAAGTCCTGGTGACTGGCGTGGAAGCGATGACGGGTCTTAATGCTGGTGATCACTACTTCCTCTCTGCGGCAAGTGCAGGAGCGATCACCACGACTGCACCTACTGGTTCAGGTAATTATGTAGTCAGAGTCGGTGAAGCCACTTCAACTACAGAGTTTGCCATTCAATTGGAACCACCGATCTTATTAGCGTAATATTATGGCATATAGAAAGACAATTTGCTTAAATTCCGGTCTCTTTGAAGAGGTCAATACCTCAACTGATGGAATAGATTTAGCCGGAAATGATACAGATGATCTGAGTGAAGGTTCCTCTAACCAGTACTTCACTAATGCCCGCTCCAGAAGTGCTATTAGTGTTACAGATTCGGGTGGAGATGGTTCACTTGGCTATAACAGTAGTACTGGAGTCATAACTTATACAGGTCCATCTGCTACTGACGTCCGTGCACATCTGAGTGTTGCAATAGGTTCTGGCCTTACTTACAACTCAACAAGCGGCCAATTCGGCACCAGTGCTATTCCGAATAGCCAACTGGCTAACAGCGCTCTAACCATTGGTTCGACGAGTGTTTCTTTAGGAGGCACAGCAACAACAATTGCTGGTCTGGCTTCATTAACATCGACAACTATACTTGGGACCACTATTGTTGCCGGAGCATCAGGTGGTGCCAATAGCGTCCTTCTTGGCACTGGGGGAATCACCTTTGAGGGTGCAGTTGCTGATGATAACGAAACACTTTTAACTGTTGCTAACCCGACAGCAGATAGGACTTTGACCTTGCCTGATGAAACAGGCACGATTCTATCTACAGCCTCATCTATTGCCAACGCTAATTTGGCGAATAGTACTGTCACTGTCGGCTCTACCTCCATTGCATTAGGGGCTACAGCAACCACGGTTGCCGGTTTAACAAGTCTTACTTCGACCACGCTTGAGGGAACAACTACGGTTCGCGTAGGTGCTGCTGATGCTGCCAATGGACTGCTCCTCAACTCATCGGGCATCACTTTTGAAGGCTCATCTGCGAACGCGCATGAGACTACACTTTCAGTTACCGATCCGACTGCAGACAGATCGATTGTCTTCCCAGATGCAGGCGGAACCGTCGCTTTACTTACGTCGTTAAGTGTTGCTACAGGTTCCGGACTTACTTACAACAACAGCACAGGTGAGTTTGGGACCAGTGCCATTCCCAATAGTCAGCTTGCCAATAGCTCTATCACGATCGGCACGAGTGCTGTGTCTCTGGGCTCCTCCACACTTACCCTTGCTGGTTTGACGTCAGTGACGTCGACCGCAGTGGTCACGAATGACGGCGGTTTCAGAGTCCGTAATACCACGGACAACACGAAGCAGTTGGCGTTTTCTTTAAGTGGCATCACTACATCCACAACGCGGACTTTGACTGTTCAGGACGTCAACGACACGATCGTTGTCCTGGGCACTGATCAGACTTTCACGGGTAACAATACATTCAGGAATTCATCCGGTCAGAGGTTTGAACAGGCCGCGACGAACGATGGTGTTGTCATCAATGGTCGTGGTGGTGGAAGTAATTCTTATGCGGTGACCCTTACACCTGAAGCTTTGGGTGCCAACCGCACAATTGTATTACCGAATGCTGGAGGCACGGTCTCTCTTAGGGATGTCAATGAAACGATTTCAGGCACTAAGACGTTCACGGCATCGAACACGTTCCGCAATGCGTCTGGACAGCGCTTCGAGCAGGCTTCAACGCAAGATGCAATCCTTATCAATGGACGTGGTGGCGGATCCAATTCTCGTGCGATTACGCTTACACCAGCAGCACTCGCCGACAACCGGACTATTACAGTGCCGGATGAGACCGGGACATTATTGACTTCAGCTTCGACGATTCCCGGCGGAACTTTTGTTGATAATACCTTCAGGATTAGTGATAACGGCGACAATTCCAAAAAGCTTGCTTTCGAATGTTCAGGCATTACTGCAAGTAATACCCGAACTATGACTGTTCCTGATACCGATGGAACAATCTCCACCGAAAGTTTTGCTACCGCAATTGCAGTTGCATTAGGATAGAGTTATGGCAACCCAAGTACAATTTCGCAGAGGCTCAACAGCCCAGCACTCAGGCTTCACTGGTGCTTCGGGTGAAGTCACTGTAGATACTGATAAGAACAGTACAGTCGTCCACGATGGAGTACAGGCTGGAGGTTTCCCGCTTCTCAGAGAAGATGGAACGAACTCAGCACTTTCACTTGGTTCACTAACAAGTTGTGCTCTTAAGTTCGCCACTGATTCCAACACTGGAATTATCAGTGGTGGCCCGGATCAAATTAGTCTCGTGACCGGTGGAGTTGCTAGACTTACAATAGACGCAGCAGGCGCTGTAACTATCCCAGGTAACGTTTCAATTACAGGTGATCTTACGGTCACTGGGAACTTTGACAACACCGCAAACCTTGCATTAATTGTGGCTCTAGGCTGATATGGCAAACACTTTTAAGATCGCTACTAAGTCAAGCCTGGTAACCACGGCTATCACTGACACCGCCACTAATGTCTTAACTGCGGGTGCCAGTGCGACTCACGTTCTTCTGAGTATCTTGGTCTCGAACAAGACCGGCACCAGTGCTGACGTTGATATTTATCTTGTGACAGATACGGGTGATGACATCTATATTATTAGGAACGCCCCTGTTCCTGGAGGTGGATCTTTGGAGATCATCTCAGGGTCTAAAATCATCATGGAGTCTAGCGATGTGTTGAGGGCACGTGCTGACACGGCCACTGCGTTAGATCTTTCTGTTAGCTACCTTGAGCAAACCTAAGGAGGTAATCAATAATGCCATTAACTGATATCGACGCCCAGCGACTTGGTGATAGTGTTGGTGACAAGCTTGGTATTCGCAACCTGATCCACAACGGTGCGATGATTGTGGCGCAGCGTGGCACAAGCGGAACCTCTAATGGTTTTAATTGCATCGACAGATTCGGCAGAGACGTAAATGGAGGCACTGGGACGTTTACTGATTCGCAGCAAACACTGACGTCAGGGTCTCCTTATGACGAAGGTTTTAGAAAGTTTTACCGTACTGCTAGCTCTAGTGCATCAACAGCTGGAAGCACGAGTTATTTGCAAGTCCGTTACAAAGCGGAAGCACAGGACATCGCTAACAGCGGATGGGATTATACTAATTCTTCTTCCTTTGTGACTCTTTCCTTTTGGGTTAGAGCCTCGGTTACGCAAACTTATGGGTTCGGCGTACAAACCCATGATGGAACTAGCTATGCTTATAACAAAAACTTTGCGCTGACTGCTGATACATGGACAAAAGTTGAGCAAAAAATTCCTGGAAATTCAAATCTACAGTTTGATAATGATGTAAACAAAGGTCTTACTATTAAATTTTGGCCGCATCTTGGATCAACATATAATGGCGCAACTGATGACACATGGAATACACAGGCCAGCAATAATCTCGGATCAAGTATTGGCACAAGTTGGTGGACTGCTTCAAGCGCCACATTTGATTTAACCGGCGTCCAGCTAGAGGTTGGCAACACCGCGACACCGTTTGAGCACAGGAGCTTCGCCGATGAGCTGCAACGTTGTTTGCGCTATACCTACGTTTTAGGTTCGCATACTGTGACTGATAATTTTGAAAGATTTGATATGGGAATTTGTAATTCATCAACAGGTACAAGGATATTCGTAAAACATCCTGTTGTGATGCGAACAGCGCCCACCGTTTCGACACCGGATGCCACCCAATTCCAAGTTAGCGATACTTCAAATGGTTATGATGCGTCTGCACTTTCAAGAATGTCAAACGTTAATGGGCCGCTTCAAACTAGTCTCCAGATCACTCACGGATCAGGAACAACGGCAGGCAATCCCTATATATTTGAAAGAAACGACAGTACCTCTGGTCGTATCACTTTTGATGCCGAACTATGAACACTTATCGCCTAGTTAATGAAGACCTTTATGGTCAGACTGCCCAACAGGTTGTTGGAACGGATGCCTCTGGTATTGATCATTGGATTCCTGCGGATCCCACCAACACTGATTATCAGGAGTATCTTGAGTGGGTCGCTGAAGGCAACACGCCGGAACCTGCTGAAAATACTTACACTTGGGAGCATGTACGTCTAAAACGCGACAATCTCATCCGCGAATCCGACTGGACAATGATCCCTGGCTGCACTGTTGACCAGGCTCAATGGGCTGCTTATCGTCAGACCCTTCGCGACATTCCGACCACCTATGCAGAGACTGGTCCGGAATCAGTCGTGTGGCCGCGTAAACCTTCTACGTCAGGCCCTAATACAATAGATGAATAAATAGATCTACACCATGGGATATATCGGCCAGAGCCCACAGATCGCTCAGAGTAGGTATCAAAGCATTGATGATATTAGCTCCAGCTTTGACGGATCTACGACTTCGTTCGCCCTTCAAGTTGGTGGTGTCTCACCAGTTCCCTTCCCGATTGCTTCGGAGAACTGCCTGATTTCTGTCGGTGGTGTCATCCAGGAACCGGATGGCACAGGTACTAACGGTTTCCAGTTGACTGGTACGAACATCGTATTCAGTGCTGCTCCATCGTCCGGTCAGTCCTTCTTCGGTGTCATTCTTGCTGGTGCGGACTATGTGACAGCAGGGACGGCATTCCCTGATGGTGATGCAGGTACGCCCTCGATCACCTTCAACCAGGACCTTGATACTGGCCTATTCCGAGGCGGCACTGGGATCACATCTGTCAGCTCGAACAACAATAAGATCGCTGATTTTGGGCCTACTGCAATTGTCTTCAATGAAGATGGCGATAATGTTGATTTTCGTGTAGAAGGTGATACAAAAGCAAACTTATTTGTCGTCGACGCTGGTAATGACAAGATTACTCTCGACGGTGATCTAGAGCCTACTACGATTAACGGTATTACTTTCCCAACTGATGGTGCGTTAAGCGGCAGAAACCGCATCATTAATGGCGACATGCGTATAGACCAGAGAAATGCTGGAGGGGTTGTGACCTCTGGCTTCCCACTTGATCGTTGGCAAATTGAGCTTTTTAGTGGTGGTGGTGCTGCAAACGTTGAGCAGGTAGTTGATTCCCCTACCGATAGTTTTTACTACAGCATGAAAGTTGATGTAACGACTGCTGATACAAGTTTGGCTGCTGGTGATACTTATACAGTTAGGCAAATTATTGAAGGTAACAATGTAGTCGATTTACGCTATGGTCTCACGGGAGCCAAAACAGTTACCGCTTCATTTTGGGTCAAATCAAACCTTACAGGAACTTTTTGTGCGGCCTTGAGGAATGGTGACAATAATCGCTGCAAGCCTAAGGAGTACACCATTAACAGTGCAAACACGTGGGAACAAAAAACACTTACTTTTACAGGTGATACGTCTGGGACGTGGGGAACAGGTAACGGCAGAGGCATTCAACTAAGCTTCTGCTTAGGTTCGGGCACTACTAGGCAGGGCACTGCTGATACATGGAACACTTCGGAAATACATTGCACTAGCAACCAAACAAACCTGTTTGCATCTACATCTAACGAATGGTATATCACTGGCGTCCAACTAGAAGTTGGCGAGAAGGCGACACCGTTTGAATTTAGAGACTTTGGCAGTGAGCTTGCTAGGTGTCAGCGGTATTTTGAAAAAAGCTATAACTATGG